ACAGAACACGCCCTAGCTTCCGGGCTATTGTCCGAAATGCTAAGAATAGTCGCAGCACCAACGCGCTGAAGCGCGCTGTTGCATATATCGACTACCGACTGAGCCATTAGCCAAGTCCAACCAAGTATGCGTAAACGGCGCTAGGTGAGCCGCCCGTCAGTGCAACGCGAACGTCGCCAGCCGGAAGATCAATACCCGTTTGCGAATAGGGAAGCGTGGTCGATTTAACAGCGGAGCCGCTGAATACCGTCACATCCATCCAAGTTCCATTTACGGACTTGACCTGAAGGCTCGCGGTCGTGCCGCTTGCCGTTCCTTCAACCGTAAAGATGTATTCCCCGCCCTTAATCTGAACGGCGCTGCCTGACGCAGAAACGTTAGATGCAAGGATATATTGGGTGTCATCTGCGCGCCGTGCTGGCATAACAACCCCCTATTACCAAGCCTTGCCGGATCGAATGATGAAGTTTTCCAGCTTCTCAAGCGCGATTAGCAATTCCTGAGTGCTGGGAACCTTAGTCGTATCGGGGATGACGATTTCAATGTCTTTAGTCGGGTCGGTAGACTGACCAACCGCGGCGTATTCGTTATCGCCGTTGTTAATTCCGAAATAATACGCAGCCATCGGATTCTCCTATGGATGTAGGAGAGGCGGGTTTCCCCGCCTCTCTTATCCTTAGTTCGGGGAACTGAAATACAGATCCACAACCAGGGTGCCGCTCGACGGAGCCGTTGCCGCAGCCAGGGTGAGGATGATGTTCTCAGAAGCCGACAGTTCCGAAGCAGCGCCAACAACCGCGGCCTTGCCAAACAGTGTCGGCGTGTCCGTAGAAGTGAAAGCCGCAGCGGCCTTATATTTGGCGGTCGTGCCAGAAATACCAATCGCCAGCGTCGTCGAACCGGACGAGGTGTCCGCCGTCAGAACGCCAAAGGCGAAGGTAAAGCCAGCCGGGACACTCGCCAAAAGGATCGTGTCGCTCGTCGTCTGACCGGCATACGTCACAGTGGCGCGAAAGCGCTTCATGCGACCAGCGTAGACCGTGGAGACGGGCTTGTAGCCCGTCGCCGCCGCCGTGGTAAGGCCGGTCGTTGTGCCAGCCAGTTCATTAGAAAGATACTGAGCCATGTTCAGTCACCCTTATTTGCAGTTGATGATGCCGCAGCGCTTCTCTTCCAGGCGCGCACCACCGAACGTGCCGGTGACGTAAACCTGCCAAGAATTACGCTTGTCAGCGCGGCGATCAACCGACGCCTGGATGTCGTTCCACATGCCCAGAGCCATGCCGCTCTTGGCCCAGAAAGGAACCATCCAACGGGAGCCAGACACATACGAACCGTCGCTATCAGCGGACGAGATCGCAGAGTTGATCGACGTATTGAAATTCGCAGCGCCGGGGATGCGCTCCGAATGGATGAAGTTGAAGCCCATGAAGCTGGAGATTTTGCCGTCAACAAGAACCGGGCGGCTGTTGTATTCGAGCGAAATCGCCTGGGCTTCGTTCAACAGGTCATCGTGCTGTTTAGCGGAAATGACCATGTAGAGCGGGTCGTTATCGACATCCACCTCGGCCTGCAACAGAACTTTCTTAGCAGCGCGAAGCTTCGCGATGTTCAGACCCGTCGCCGCCGAAGCGCCGACAGTGGCCGCCACAGACTGCGAATTGCTGTTGTAGGCATAGAGCGACGAGGTCGAAACTGTTCCGTTCTCACCAGTGTTATTGGCGTTCAGGAAGCCGCTGATGATCTCGTCGTCGATAGCGCGACCCATCGACATCACGCCGGCCTGGGTATACGGGCCTGACGGATCAATGAGCATACGCAGACGATCCTGATTATCGATCAGGTCAGCCCAATCGTAATCGTTGGGGTAAATCCAGCGCTTGTCCTGCGGGGTCGAGATCAGCGGCGTGTCAGAATGACGCGACTGATTGCGAACCGGGGTGACAGAACCAAACTGTTCCGCCATCGAAGCAGCCTTGCCCTGGAACGAATAGTTCTGGACGGCGTTACGAAGGCGGCTTCCCTGCTGCTGAAGCAGCATCATAATATTCGTCGAGTACTGCTGGACGAATGCTGTGTTCACGTTCACAGACATATGAATCTCCTACGAGAGACGTTGCGAATTTGCGGGGGCGAACCCCTGCGGTTTCGGCTTGTCCTCGTAGGAGAGGGGCCAGATTTGCGTTCTGGCGCGGGGCTTAGTCGAACATTCCCGCCGGTTTTGGCGGGCGTCCTCGACGCGGCTTGTCCGCTGGTTCGCTCACTGGAGTTTCCTCCGGCGGCGTCGCAATCAGGAAGTTATACAGCAAGGTTGCTGTTTTAACAACTCCCTCGGCGCAGTGATCCCCGGAGGCCCGGTTAAGCTGCGCCGCCAGTTCAAGACACCTGACGCGGGATTCAATCTCGTCCATCAGCGGCCTGCCTGTTCAGGGAACGCCAGAGCCTGAAGCCGCTGCATTTCCTTAAACTCTTTCGAGTTCATGCCGCCCGTCTGATAGGCTTTCGCCCAGACCGGGTCGGACATTTTCTCCTGAATGGCCGCCTTGGCCTGACCGGGCGTCATCACGTTGCCGAAGCCGGGCGCGTCGCCGCTGGTGACAAAGCCGTCTTCTTCGTAGCCCGCGCCAATCCTCGCCAGAAGGCTCATCGTCGCCTTATGGCCAATGGCCCCGGAGATCTTGTCCACGGTGTCCGCGTCCAATTCCAGCGCGCGCGCCGCAACATTGGCCGCCGTCACGTTCTGCATGTATGCCGAACCCCATTCCTGTTTGAGCGCCATGTCGTCTTGCTGAAAGCGCGCGGCGGCGGCTTGTTGCTCGCTTGCCTGGCCGGATTGAATCATTTCGTTCATCCACGCGCCGAACTTTTCGCCCTGCGCCTTGGACAAACCCAGTTCATGGAACTTGCCAGACAGCGCCTGCTCAAGCCCTGCGTCGCCGTTCGCCGCTTTGAAGCCGTAGCCATCCGGCGCGCTCGGCCGCCCGAGACGGTCGTAAAGATTGTTCCAGGCGTCCGCTTCCGCGTCGCCTTTCGGGACGATGACGGCGTTGTTCGCCTTGTCCGCACCGAGAAGCTTCTCAAGATTCCGGTAGCCATCCAGAACCTGACGCGGGTCGTTCCAGCCCTTGTTCTGGACGTAGCCAATCGTCGTCTCGTCCGCGCCATTCAACCACGACAACCCGTTCGGCGCGGCTGCCGGGGTTCCGTTGTTCTGTTCAGTAAACGCGCCGGTGGACTCCGGGGCCACGGCGCTTACAGCGGGCGCAGCGCCTTGTCCGCCGGCGGCGGGGGCAATCGCTTCAGTCATTTAGTCTGTCCTTTTGGCTGCGCGGTATACAACCGCCAAAGTTCATCCTCAGAAAGCTGAAGATGCTCCATGATCCGAAGCCACACCTCCCGCCGGCCTTCTAGGACGGCGTGAACGCGTGGATCGGCATGAAAGGTTGTCTCGTTGGCGCGGCAAAATTTCGCGAGATCTCGCAAAACCTCTTTGCCATTCGGCGTGTCGAACGCGCGGATATAGACAGTCCGCCTGTTCGCCAGGAACTGTTTTGGGTCAGCCATTAGCTAGGCTGACCGCTGTTCGCGCCGACGCCTTTCGGATTGGCCGCTTTCATCATCTGCGCCATGCCCGGCATCGCCTGAAGAAGCTGCGCCTGATCGCTTTGTTGTTTACGACCCTGACGCATTTGTTCAACCTCTTTCGGGTCACGGATGTAGCGGAACGGCGCACCGTTGACGGCGAGGAGTTCAGGCACAATTGCGTCCGTGTTGAACCAATCCATCACGGTCGGGTCCTGAGTATTGGCTGCAATCTCCGCCGCCCACTGGATCGTCCGCATAGTACCGGCCGCTTCATCAGCGCGCATGGCTCGGTTCAGGGGCGCGTCATATTCGACCATGTATTGCGCGCCGGATTCGACCAGAACGCGCGGCGGCGGCGGGATCAGTTCCTGCCACGCCAACAGGTCAAACTCGCGCTCGATCTGCGGCCCGATGCTTTCCGCCTGGAACCGCCCCATCGTGGGCGACAGAAGCGCGCCCTTCTCTCTGGCGCGCTCCAGCACTTCTGTGGCCGTCATCTGCGGCGTCTCAACCAGGATTTGGAACAGGGTGACAAGGAAGGCGTCGTTAATCGCCATGCGCTCGTCGTCCATCAAATCCTTGCCGATGGCGATGTTGCCGGTCGGTAGAGTGTGGACCAATGGGCGGCCATCCGCATTGACGCCGCCGTAATTAACCGCGCCTGGTTTGAGCGAGAACCCATCCATAACGCCATCATCATGGGCGAGGAGAACAGGATCGACAGTCCGATGGCCCTGCTTCAGGATCGTCTTTTTCTCCTCGTTCAACACGCTGATCGAGGGAAGGACGTTCATCGCAGGGCTGCGGCCAAACAATTCGCCAGGCGCGGTAATGTATCGCGCGGTCGAGTAAGGCATACAGCGATAGCCGCCTTCGCCAAGGAGCGAACAGCTATCGCGCAGCACATAGAAACTGGCGTAGCGGTAATCCTTGGCGGTGCGCGCCGGGAGATTAGGATTCGACCCATCGCGCGGCTTAACGCAATGGATGACCTGAACTTCAGTCTCCGGCTTGTTCTGAAGGATGTTCTTATAGGTGTCGGGAAAGTTCTCAGGCCCAAACCGCTGTTCGATCTGTCTCAAGGTCATCTTGAAGCGGCGATAGACCTTATCGACCTGGCCTTG